GTGATCACAACTGTCCATGGGCTTTCTGAATACGAAAAGGCTCACCTGGTACGGAAGCGCGTCCAGGCGGCATCGCTGGGGTGGATTCAGACGCCCGATGCCGGGCTGACCGGTGATGCGGTGGAGGATGGCAAACGGCTATTCAACACTGAGCCCGGCGCCTACAACATCCTTGAGCCCGGCGAGGTTCCGGTACCGCCGAACTTCGGACCTGACGACGGCCAGTACAGTCATGTAGTAAAGAACCTGACGAGGCGGTTTGCGGCTGGGTTCGGGTGTAGTTACGCGACCATTAGCAAGGATTTCGGCGACACGAACTACAGCAGCATGCGCACCAGCGTGCTGGAGGATCGCGACCACTGGCGGGTGGTGCAAAGCGCGATCATTGAGGTGTTCCACCAGCGCGTATTTGAAGAGTGGCTACGCGCTGCAATGCTGGCGGGTGAATTGCCGTCACCAGCTTTTAATGACTACTGGACTAGGCCAGAAAGGTATAACGCTCCGCGCTGGCAGGCTAGATCTTGGGACTGGGTGGACCCAGTTAAGGATGTTTCCGCCATGGAAAAAGCCAAGGCGATGCTACTGAAATCTCACAGCGAGCTGATAACTGAATACAGCGGCGAGCAGTTTGAGCAGGTGATGGCGCAAATCGCCATGGAGAACCAGCTCAAGGAATCCCTTGGCCTGATGCCCACCGTGGAGGAGGCGCCAAAGCCTGCAACACCACAGCCCGAGCCGGAGGACAACGACGACCAAGGCGACGACGATCAGCCCCCGGTCGCCCCATCCGTAGCCTGAGGCCAGCGACTATCCGGCTTTGGATCTCACGAAACTCAAAGGCCCCCAGCGGCGAGAGCTGCCAGGCGGCATGCAGCTGGAAGAGAAGACCGACGAAACGCTCACATTCTCGTTTTCTAGCGAGGCGCCCGTAGAGCGATTCTTCGGCCGCGAGATCCTGGTGCATGAGCAAGGCGCCATGGACCTGTCGCGCCTGAACGATGGCGCGCCGTGGCTCTGGGGGCATGACCCCAACAAGGTCTTGGGCGTTGTCGAAAAGGCCTGGCTGGGCGACGATCGCCGTCTCTACTCCACGGTGCGGTGGAGCCCAAACACTACGGAACGTGGAACAGAAGAGCACCGCCGCCGCGTCGATATCGAAGCCGGCATCGTGCGCAACGTCAGCTTCGCCTACAGCATTGACGACATCGAAGAGCGCAGCGGCGACTTCTACGTGACCAGCTGGAAGGCCCTGGAGGTTTCCAGTGTCAGCGTCCCCGCCGATCAGACCGTAGGCCTGGGCCGCGCCATGGATGAGCCGGCGGCTGAGCCTGAGCCTGCTGCTGAGCCCACCCCGGAGCCCTCCGCATCGGCAGAGCCGACCGTGACGATTGACCCCGAGTTGGTCAAGTCTGCCGTTAGCAAGGCCCTCCATAGCCTGACAGCACAGACCGCCGAGCGGACTGACCCCACTGATCAAATCCAAATGACCACTGAGATCAACGTGGCGGAGGTGCAGCAGGACGCTCGGCGCGCCGAGCGCGAGCGTGTTGCTTCCATCCGCGGCATGTGCGACCAGTTCCAACTCCCGGAGCTGGCCGAGAAACTCATCAATGACGACGCTTCCATTGATGCCGCCCGTGCGGTGGTGATGGAACAAATCGGCATGCGCAAGGTTCCCTTTGAGGGCCGCGTGCACGATGCCGGCGGCGCTGAGTTGGGCCTGAGCAAGCGTGAGGTAAAGCGCTTCAGCCTGTGCCGACTGCTCAATCACGTCATTGAGCCCACCGCCAGGTCTGCCGATGGTGCCGGTTTTGAGCTTGAAGTTGTGCGAGCAGCTGCCGACCTGCAGGCCAGGACGCTTAACAAGAGCGCTCGCGGCTACCTGATCCCCTGGGAAGTGCTGGGCTCCACCCGCGCTGCTGAGGCCCCCGGCCAGGTGGTCGGCACCTTCGGCGACGGTGGTGCACTGGTCGGCACTGACCGGCTTGATGCGCAGTTCATTGACCTGATCCGCAACCGCAGCGCCTTCCTGAACAGCGGCCTCACCATGCTCTCCGGCCTGGAGGGCAACGTTGAGATCCCCAAGAAGCTCAGCTCCAGCCAGTATTACTTTGTCGGCGAGAATGCTGATGTTGCCAACAGCAAGCTCACCTTCGGCCTGGTGAACATGATCCCCCGGACCATCGGCGTTCGCGTGCCGATCTCCCGCCGGATGCTTATTCAGGCCTCGCCTGACATTGAGAACCTGGTACGCCTTGACATGGCCGAGTCTGTCGCCTTGGGCATGGATTACACCATCGGTTATGGCACCGGCTCCAACGGCCAGCCGCTGGGCATCATCAACACCACCGGCATAGGCAGCGTGACCTTGGGCGGCGGCACCGCCAAGGCATTCCCTGTGAGCCTCGGCGGCGACGGCTCCACCACCCACAACTGCGGCGACTGGGCCGACTACGTGGACCTGGAGACCGAACTGGCGATCGACAACCTCGACGCTGGCAGCATGAGCTACGTGATGAACAGCGTGGTTCGCGGCGCCCTGAAGCAGACCCTCCGGGCCTCTTCTGCTGGCTCCGATTACATCATGACCGATGCTGGCCAGGTGAACGGCTATCAGACCGTGATCAGCAACCAGATGCAGACCAACGACGTACTCTTCGGTAATTTTGCAGATTGCGTGGTGGGCATGTGGTCTGGGCTCGATCTAATCGTGGATTCGGTCACCCAGGCGGCATCTGGCCAGACGATCCTGAATGTCCACCAGGACTTCGACGTGGCGGTTCGCCGTCCGCAGTCGTTCGCTCTGGGCACCTGATTATGAGGCTGCAGATTCTCTCGAACTGCAGAGCAGACGGTCGCCACCTCGCTATGGGTGAGGTGGCTGACCTTCCTCAAGGCCCAGCTAACGAGCTGCTGGCGCTGGGCATGGCGTCGATTGCGCCAGAGCCCGAACTTGAGCCCGCCCCGGCCTGTCCACCCAAGCCGCGGCGCTCTGCAAAGACTTCCATCCCTGACCCCACCCCCACCCCGGAGGATTGATCCATGGCCATTCAGCAACGCAACCTGGAGCAGCTCCAGGCCTTTACGATCCTGGCTCCTGCCACCCGCGACGCCGCGGGCAACACTACTGCGGTTGACGTGAGCGCTGTGGATGGTGATCTGCTGCTGCTGCTGTATGCCGCCGCCAGTGCATCCAGCACCGCGATCAAGGTGAAGGTGCAATCCGGCAATGCCTCTGACGGCAGCGATGCTGCAGACGTGGCCGGCGGCGTCTTTACCGATCTGGGCAGCACTGCTGCACTGCAGAAGCTGTCGATCCCCCGCGACCAGGTGGGCAAGTTTGTGCGGCTGGCCTTCACCGATGAAACCGGCAGCTACTCCGCCACTGTCACCTGCGTAGCAGTCGGCGGCGCCCGTTACGCGGTCTGACCATGATCCAGGAAGTCCCCGATGATTTCCTGCTGGCCGACTTCGGCTCCAGCGTCACTGCTGGGGCCGTTGTTGGCTTGGGGTTTATGGACCGCGCCAGCCAGATCATTATGAATGACAACGTGGTGACGGTGGACTATGCGCTGACTGCCAGGACTGATCAGTTCGGCGGTTTGCAGTATGGCGACCAAGTGCAGCACGAAGGCCTGACGTACAAGCTGCAGCATGAACCGTTGCGGCTGGCTGATGGCCGGTTCTGCGTGATGGTGCTGGAGAAGCTGAGCTCGCAACCGACGCCGATTCAGACATTGAGTCAGCAGCCGATCGTTACTCTGTAAGCATGACCCAACCCACGACGATTTCAGGCCTGCCCGACGCGACGGGGCCGCTTACAGGCGCTGAGCGGGTACCGATTGATGATGTAGCAGCGGGTGTCACCAAGGATTGCAGCACGCTGCAGATTGCGCAGACGCTGCCTGATGCGACAAGCAGCAATCGCGGGGCGATGACGGCTGCGCAGGCGCTGAAACTGGCGGAGATTGCCGCGGGTGCCACCGCCAACACCACTGATGCACAGCTGCGCAACCGAGCAACGCATACCGGTGAGCAGGCCATTAGCACGATCACGGGCCTTGCGACTGCGTTGTCGGGCAAGGAGAATGTCGGCGTTGCCGCTGCTGCTGTAGCGCAACTGGTGACGCAACTGCGCAACAGCAGGAAGATTTACGTTTCGCTGGAGGGCAACGACCTCAACAACGGCACCAGTGATGCTGAGCCACTGCGCACGCTGCGTGCTGCGTCATTGGCTGCGCTGCCGGGTGATGTGGTGTTCGTTGCCCCGGGCACGTATGTGGAGTCGATTCTGCCGATTCGGTGGAAGTATGACGTAACGATTTTCGGCTCAGGGTTGCGCAGCACGATCGTGCAGGGCGCAGCCGGCCAGGAGTTTAACGACATCTTCAAGGTCGATTCTGGTTTCTGGTGCTGGGGCGTGTCGTTTGCTGGGCACCAGGCGGATGAGACCCGGCAGGCATGGGCGATTGATTTTGATGAGCTGGCGGATAATACAGCGCGTGGTGCTGTCGGGCTTGGGGCGTTCATTCTGAAGTCGCCCTACATCCAGAACTGCACCAGCATCACCGCCGAGGACGATGCCGGACTGGCCGGATCGCAGAGCACGGGCAACACGGGTGGCGGCATCCGCGTGGATGGCAGCAAGTGTGCCGTCAACAGCCCCATCCGCTCGATGGTGGTGGACAGCTACACCCAGGTGAATCTGGGCGGTCCCGGCTGCTTGGTGCTGAATGATGGTTATGCGCAGTTGGTGAGCTTCTTCGGGACGTTCTGCACGTATCACGTTCGGACCGAGAGTGGCGGCCAGGTCAATTTGAGTGGTGGCGGCACTACTGATTTCGGCATCTACGGCCTGATGGCAGATGGCTACAGCAGCAGGCCGCTGTTTACCGGTGAGTCTCGGGTGGCGGCCTATGGGGCCGTGAGAGCAGAGAAGGCCGTCACGATTGACGTGAGCACCGATCTGTTCAGCTCCGTGGCCCACGGGCTGTCAGCGGGCGATCAGGTGACGTTCAGTGCCACGCAAGGCACGCTGCCTACGGGTCTGACGGCCAACACGACTTACTTTGTGATCAGCAGCGGCCTAACGGCTGATGCGTTCCAGGTGAGCACCACGTCGGGTGGTGGTGCGCTGGATGTGACGGGCACTGCTAGCGGCACCTATAAGTTTGTGCGGCAGGGCGCTACGCAGCTCGATGTGATCGGATTCAGCGCCAACCGACTGGGGCGTCAGATCAAGTATCCGACCGCCGGCAGCCTGGGCAGCCCTGGCAATGCGGTGCAGGTGACAGCACGCGGCGGCAGCACGCCTGGCAGCACGTTCACGGTGACGCTGGCCACCAGCACCATCGGCCACGAGTACGTGGGTGGTGGCACGGTCACCGTTGGCGGGACGCCTTATCCGATCACCAGTGCGGTCTACAACAAGTCCACGGGCGTGACGGTGCTGACAGCCACTGGCTACGCGCCAACGATCGGGAACAGCATCACGCTGGTGGGCCTGTCGTTCATCTGTGATTCAGCATCCCGACCAAACGCTGGCCAGCTGATGTTCCCGCAGCTGGTGTTCCCCCGGAATGCCAGTACCGAGGCGCCTGAGGCCAAGGTGTTCGCCTACACCAGGATTAGCGACTACGTGCTGACCTACACCGAGGCGGCAGCCGCTGCTGGCCCTGAGCACGAGTACGTGAGCGGCGGCACGGCAACGATCGGCGGCACTGATTACGGCGTGGCTGACGCGGTCTACAACAAGACCACAGGCGTGGTGACGCTGACGGTAAAGACGATCCTGCCTGCCGGCAATGGCAACGTGACGGTGAATGGGCTGCGATTCATCTGCCCAACGAGCGCCTACATCGTCACCAGCAGCGTGCCGATCAATGCCAGCGGCGCCCCGGTGGCCAACACCGATCCGACTCGGGCCGGCTACCGGGTGGTGTTCTTCTCGGGCCTCAACGGCGGACTGAAAGATGCGGTGACAGCGGGCCAGGCGCTGGACTTTCGCAACCGCTCACAGATCAGCGCACCGAGCCACACGTTTGAGTTCGTGGGCAGCGGCACTAACTACGACGCCCTGCCATGGAACGGCGGCGTGCCAGTGCCAGCCAATGCGATCGTCGAAACCAACAACGGTCGGGTCTACAGCAGCAACACCAACGAGAAGGGCGACTTCAAGGTTGGCAGCCAGTTCGAGGTAGACGGCACCACCGGCAGCGTCACGATCAACACGGATCAGTTCAACCTGAGCGGACTGAACTTCATCGGTCCATTTAGCCGCAACGGAGGCATCAGCACCGTTGGCGAGCAGCTCAGGGAGATCAGCAACAACACCTCACTGATCGCCTCAACCGGCGCCCCTGACGGGAACACTGCACCGACGCAGTTTGCGGTCAAGACCTACACCGACAACAAGTTCTTGCAGAACGTGACGGTGACAGCGGGCCTGCCGCTGACGATCACCGACACCAGCACGCAGGACGGGCAGGGGTACTGGACGCGGACCAGGCGGCTGGAGTTGTCGGTAAACACCGCCAATGGCCTGGCCAGGCTGGATGCTGGTGGGTTGATTCCATCGTCGCTGCTGCCGAGCTATGTGGATGAGGTGCTGGAGTTCGCCAACCTGGCGGGATTCCCGGCCACGGGCGAAACCGGCAAGATCTACGTCGCGCTGGACAGCAACAAGACCTACCGCTGGAGCGGATCAGCGTACGTCGAGATCAGCGCCAGCCCTGGCACCACCGATGCGCTGACTGAAGGCTCGCTGAATCTGTACTTCACGCAGGCGCGGGCGCGGCAGTCGATCAGCGTGAGCGGCTCGCTGAGTTACGACCCGAATACGGGCGTGATTTCGTACACGACGCCTCCGCCGGGCGGAACGGGCACAGTCACGAGTGTGGCGCTAGATCTGCCCATCAGCGTGTTCTCAATCTCTGGCAGTCCTGTGACGGGCTCCGGCACGCTGACTGGGGCATTCCAAGAGCAAGCGGTTGGCGCGGTGTTTGCTGGCCCCGTGAGCGGCGCTGCGGCAGCTCCGACGTTTCGAACGCTGAGTGCTGGTGAGGTAGGGCTTGGGACGACAGCAACGCCACAATTCGCCGGCCTGGGATTAGGCACGGCTGCAGTTAGCGGCTGGAGGTGGGTGACAAACGGCGGAGTGGTGCAGAACCGCAGCTCGCTAACCGTCTCCAGCGGCACCTACACGGTGGATGTGACGGCTGCCAATGAGTTTGTCACTGGGGCTGCAATCGCCGGGGCTACCACGATCAACCTGTCGAATCTTGCCAGCATCCCGAGCGGTTATGTGTGGCGGGGGGTGCTGTCGTTTTCGTACACCAGCGGCACGATTAGCTGGTTCACCGGTAACTCTGGTTATACGGTGAAATGGGATGGGGGTACGGCAATGACACCCACTGCCAGCGAGGTTGAGAAGGTTGTTATTGAAGTTGTTGGTGGTGGCACGACTATTGAGGTTGCACCACTTAAGGGGAGGGTCTGATCATGCTGAGACGTAGTGCGTTGCTGGCAGCAACGAATAGTGGTGGGCCGCCGGGGTTTGGGGTCAAGTACACCAATCCTGCAACTCTGCCCACGGGCGCTGGCCGGGAAGTTGCATTTTCTCCGGCTGGTGATGCTATTGCAGTGGCGCATAACAGCTCCCCATTTATTACCGTCTATCCCTGGTCAGCATCTGGCTTCGGCACGAAGTACACGAATCCTGCAACTCTGCCTACGTCCACCGCCCTCGGTGTTGCATTTTCCCCTGCTGGTGATGCTATTGCAGTGGCTCATGACGGCTCTCGATTTATTACCGCCTATCCCTGGTCAGCATCTGGCTTCGGCACAAAGTACACCAATCCCGCGACGCTGCCTACGAGCACTGGCTGGGACGTTGCATTTTCCCCTGCTGGTGATGCTATTGCAGTGGCTCATGGCAGCTCCCCATTTATTACCGCATATCCCTGGTCAGCATCTGGCTTCGGCACAAAGTACACCAATCCCGCGACGCTGCCTACGGACACTTGCTGGGACGTTGCATTTTCTCCGGCTGGTGATGCTATTGCAGTGGCGGATAACGGCTCCCCATTTATCACCGCCTATCCCTGGTCAGCATCTGGCTTCGGTACAAAGTACACGAATCCTGCAACTCTGCCTACGGGCACCGGCCTCGGTGTTGCATTTTCCCCCGCTGGTGATGCTATTGCAGTGGCTCATGACGGCTCTCCATTTATTACCGCCTATCCCTGGAACTCCTAATGAACAAGCTCTCCATTCTAACCACCGCCCTTGAAGGCCGCGATCACGAACTGCTCTCCTA